TTCCATCTGAGCGTCAAACGCCATCTGCAAACGCTGGTTCTGCTGCTCCATGTGCGCATTGAGCAGCTCGCGCTGCGCCTCAAGCTGGTTCTGCTGCTCCGCCTGCTCCGCCTGCGCGCGCTGCTCCAATAGAGCGGTCTGCTGAGCCAGGTGAGCTTTCAGCATCTCTAGCTGCTGTTCGCCCTGCGCCTTCTCGGTCTCAAACTTCTGGCGCTGCGATTCAAGCTGCGCATCGGCCTGCCCCTTCGCATGGATCTTCTGCAGTTCAATCGGCGGTTGCGGCGGCTTGGGCGGTTGCTTCGACGGGTCGGTAAAGAAGTCGTCGGCGTTCTTCATACCGACAGCAGGCGGGAGCTTCTTCAGCAGGTTGTAGACGTTCTCGGGAGTCGCGACGCCCATGGTGAGCGCTTCCTTCTGCGCCGCGGCAACCGTCATGATGTGCTGCACGATCTGCGTCTTGTCGCCAGTGCCAAGGCCGACGTTCACGACCATGTCGTATTCGTTCTTCCACGCGCGCGGATCGACATTGACCCAGCCGCCGGTGAGCCTGATCGTCATCGCCTTGTCCTGATACTGCGCGAGCAGCTTCTGGATCATGCGGAACAGGTCTTTCATGCCGCCTTCGGCGATCACGCGCGCGATGAGCTTGATGCGCATGTCCGAGCGGTTCGTCATGCGCGCATTGCCGCTCGACGTCGTGTTCAGGATGTCAGCGTCCGAGCCCTGCGTGAGCTTCATCACGCCGGTGCGTTCCTGCTTGGCCGTGTCGTTGTATTCGAGCGCCTGGTATGCGCCCGCGAGGTCGGCCATGCCCTGCTGCAGCGGGCCGACAGCGCCCTGCTGCTTGATGCGCACGATCTGGCCGGGCCGCGTCGTCAGAAGGTCGTCGAGATTCACCTGACCTTCGACCGCGAACGTGCGGCCGTTCACCTGAAGGTGGATGTTGTCGAGAATCGAGCGCCAGAGATCCGTGCCGATGCGCTGTGACTGCATGGCGAGGTCAGCCAGCGACAGACCGAAGAAGCGATGCGGCAGGCGGATGGCGTTGTTGCTGATGAACGGCGGCCCGTCGCATTCCTCGTTGCGCAGCGTCTTGTTGCCGGCGCGCGTGACCTTTCGCCACTCGGCGATGCCGTCGCCGTCGTAGTCGACCTGCAGATAGCATTCGCTGATCCACACGACGCGCGCGGACGGGTCGAGGCTATCTGCGCCATCAGAGCCGGTCCATGCGTAATCGTCGTCGAACGACATGCGCTCGATGCGCTCGGCGTTCAGATCGCCGTCGCTGTCCGATGACAGATCGTCGACGTTCTCGTAACCGTCGGCGCGCAGCTCGGACAGCGTCTTTTGCTTGCGGTGGCCACAGAAAGGCGCGGTCGGGATCGTCTTGGCGCGGCGCGAGATGAAGAATTCCTCGGGCGGCACATTCTCGATGCACACCTTGCCATTCTTGCGCGTGCGCTTGAGCGTCACCGCGTGCAACTGAGGCATCTGCGACGGGTCGGGCTGCTGCGGCTGCTGCGGGGGTTGGGGCTGAGGTTGCGACGGCTGGCCGGGCTGTTGCGGCGGCATGCTGGCCTGATGCTGCTGCATCTGCATCTGGAATTGCTGCATGGCGTGCTGCCACATCATCATCGCCTGCTGGTACTGCACCTGTGCGGCTTGCAGCGCGTCGGCGTCCGGATAGACGCTGTGCTCCACCGGCTCAACTTCCGGATCCTGCAGCAGCATCGCCAACTGCGCGTCGGTGAGATTCTCGTATTCCTCGCGCGTCTCGTCGGTCTTGTTTTCCCACCAGACCTTGAGGATGCCGTTCTTCTGCAGGAGCGCATCCTTGATCCAGTCGTGCAGGATGGCCCAGCCGGGATTCTGCTGATAGAGGACGTAGTTGCATACCTCAGTGGTCTGCTGCGCTCCCGCGACGTCCTCGGGCCGGCGCTCCTGGAACTCCACGACGTCATCGCCCGCGGTGAAGATTTCCATCAGCGCCGGGAGCGTCCATTCGACCGCGTCGGACACGTCAGTCGAGACAACGGCGGAGCGGTCAGGAACGGGCGGGGGCGCGAGATCTTCGACGGCCTCGCCGAGGTAGTAGTACTCGGCTTTGCGGCGCATTTCGGACAGCCGGCCGCCCATGTAGGCGATCGACTGACGCAACTCGGCATCGACGATCGTGCCCAGTTCGTCGTCGGTCATGCGTGTGCGGTCGGCCATTAGGCGTAGTTCATCCGTGGGTAGTTGAGTTCGCCGCCCCATTCCTCATTGCTCATGCTCTCGGCATTCACAGCGATGTAGCGGCCGTTGTCGGCGCCGTGCGAGAACTCGTCATGCAGGGGCGCGCCGGCTTCGTTGGTCGTCTGGTTGATCGCGCGGCGATAACGCTTGAAGCACTCGACCAGGCGGCCGGCTTTGTTCTTGTCAAAGTAGAGGCGCGGGAACGTCATGCGCGTCAGGCGAATGCCATCCTCGACGGACATATTCGGCGTGATTCTGACGCTCCACCCGAACGCCTCCATGATTTCCTGCGCGCTCTTGCCCGTCTTGAAGTCGCGGTTGCGGCCGTCGTGCGGCAGGAACAGCTTTCCCCAGTTGTAGCTTTTCGCGCGGAGATCGGACGAATACTGATCGAGCGTGCGGTGCGAGTCCTCGATGTACTCGATCACGCGAATCTCTGACGCACTGCGCTGCACGAGCGAGATCGCCATCGCATCGTTCCAGCCAAGGTCGAACACGACATGAACCTTCAGCATCGGGTCGTACGGCACGTTGCAGACGCGGCCCTCGGCCTGCGCCGCGGCGATCTGCTCGTAGTAAATCGCGCCCGCGACGGCCGGCTTGCACTTGCCGCCCCAGATGTTCTTGTAGCCTTCCGGATCGGTCTGCAGGCAGTGCTGGCGCTCGGCTTCGAGTTCCTCGTTGAACCACGGATTGTCGTTGTAATTGACCTCGGCCACGATCGAGCGCGGCGGCGGATTCATGACAAAGCGCTGATACGTCTCGTCGCTTTCGAGTTCCGGGTTGAACGTGATCCAGATCTGCGAGCCGCTCTTGCGAATGGTCGGAAGGAGCACTTCCCACGAACGCTTCGTGACCGACTGCGCCTCCTCGATCCACGCGCGGTCGATGCCCTCATATGACTTGATCGATTCGACCGAGTGATCGGCGAGGCCGGCAAAGAGGAACTCCGTACCGTTGCGCCCGCGAATAGACGCGTCGAGCACCTCGTAGAACTGACCAAGGCCCATCGCCTGAATCTGGTCCTTCAGGAGCTTGTGGACCGAATCCTTGATCGACTTCTGCACTTCGCGGAAGCAGCCGATGCGCATGGGCGCCTGCACGCCTTCGAGCAGCAGTGCGCGAGCGAATGACCAGCTTTTGGCGCTGCCCCGGCCGCCGTAGGCGACCTTGTACCGCGCCTCGTCGAACAGGAACGAGAGCTTTTCGGGGAACTGGATGCTCACGCCTGATCCTTCGGCTTCGGGTCCTTCGGCTTGACGAATTCGACCGTGAGGTTCAGGTCGATGGGCTTTCCGTCGATCCCGCCGATGGCATGGTCGACGCGATCGCGCCAGCCAAGCCGGTTCTTCAGCCAGAAGATCTGGATCGTCGCGTTGCCCGCGAGGCCGCTGCGGTATGCTGCGCCGATCATCTTCGCATCCGCATGCGCCTTGCCGTGATTCATCGCCTCGGCGAAGTCCGGATGCGCCTTCTTCCAGTCCATCACCGTGCGCAGGCCGACGCCAAGGAAACCGGCTATCTCAGGGTCCGTCGCGCCGAGCAGGCAATAGTTCATCGCCAGCTCAGCGAACTCAGCCTTGTACTTCGTCGGGCGTCCGGCCATGTCGAAAGGTGAGCCGTTACAGGACCGACTTGATAGCGGCGACCAGCTTGCCGATCTCCCAGCCCATGCGACTGAGCATCGAATCCCCCGAGCCTTCGAGCGTGAACGCCAACGAGTGGATCCGGTCAGCGAACGAATGAGCGGGATGAACGATTGCGGGTTGGGCCGCCCCTGTGCCTGCGTCGAGCGGTGCAATCTGGACAGACGATGCAATGTCGCTTGCGGGTCCGCTTGCCGCAGGCGATGCATCGGCGTTTGGGACGAGCGGCGTCCCATCAGCAGGCAATTCCGCCGCCGTAGACGCGCCAGCAGGCGGCAACATGTCGTTTCCCGCTTCAGCCCCCGAGGAAGTCGAGAGCGCCGGTTGCGAGACAGCACCAGATGCCGACTCCCCCGCTTGCGCCACCTCAGCGCTGGCCGTCGCTGCGGCATCGGCGGCAGAGGTCAGTGCCGGCGACTGCACGTCCTGCGAGGCACCACCAGCAGCGTTTCCCGAAGTGGCCGTCTGAACGGGCTCTGTGCTGCTCGGGGCTGCATCATCCGGTAGCGGCGCGGCGCCGGCCTCACCATCGACAGCGAACATGGGCAGACAGGCACTGAGGCAGGCGATCAGCAGGGACTTGCGCATTTCGGGCTCTCCAAATGGAAAAAGCCCGCCAGGCTGGATGCCTGCGGGCTTTCAGGGATGAATTTGGTCTTCTGCGGGCACACCTCTCCCGCTACGCTGCGAAACTTAGTCCATATTTTCCAAATCGTCAAGGATTTCTGATTTGGTCTTCTCTCGCTCGAACACCTTGTACGCCAGATGGGATCGGGTGGGCTCGCCAGATGTGCGCCCTCTGAATAGCGCCTTCCTGTGCTGGCGCTGGATTCGCTCATCGTCGAGCTGAGCCTGTGTTTTCGGAGGCTTCATACCGATGCCCTCTCGATCAAATCGCGTTCATACAGGATCGGCGCGAGCGCCCGCTTCGCCTCCTGGTAGATCACCTCCGGATCGCCGTCGAGTCGGATCGAGTTGAACACCTTTGCCCCGCCGCGCCAGTTGCGCATGACGGTCTGGATGGCGACGCGATAGCGCAGATCGAGCTTCTGAACGCACATTCCAACCGCCTCGCAGACCAGCTTGCGCGCGTTCGCCTGGGCACGGTCGGCTAGATCGTCCGAATCCTGCCAGCGCGTGCGGTAGTCGCGGCACATGGCCGACGCCCTCTCGTGGCCGAGCTTCGGCGTGTATTCGGCCTCGTAGTCGTACCAGTCGATGAGGAGTTCGTCGATTTCGTCGTTCATCACTTCCCCGTTTTCTCTGGCACGCCGAGTTTGTGAAAGGCGATCGCGCGCATATCCGCAAGGTGGCGCTCCGTCGACGCAAGCTGGCCCGCGCTGCCCGCGCCTTCGGTTGGTCTCAGGCCACTTCGCCAAAGCTCATCGATCAGTTGCTGCGCCTCGTCGTGCCCCAGCACCATCGTCGGCTCTACCCATGCTCCGTTCTCGACTGCCTCAAACTCGACCGGCTTCGCACATGCCGTCTGATTGCCGGGAAGCAACTGGCAGGCGAAGCGAACCTCTATCGATCCCCAATGCGTGCGCTGGGCGTAGATCCGCATGCTGTTTTGCAGATAGTTGGCCTTCATGTCGCTCCCCGTCCAAAACGCCACTCACCGCCCGGCCAGCGTGTCGCGCGAACGCTGCGCGCGCTCCGGATCGGCAGCTTGAACCATGCGTCGAACCAGCCCTTCTGCCACGACCACGACAGGCCGCAGACATAACCGCCCTCGTTGAGCTGCACGAACCGCCTCGATATGCGCCATGTTCCGCCGAATAAGTTCATCCCTTCCCCCGTTGTTTTCGGTCATCGTCCGCAGATGACCAGAGCGGCCGAGTGCGCGTCGGCGTGGCGTGGTGCTCAGTCAAACGCCGTCGTGAATGCAAACGAACTTCGTGCTCTGAACGGTCGAGTTGCTCAGCTTCGCGACCTCTTGCCCGGCCGTCTTGCACGCGTTCTCGTTGTAGAAGCGCGCCGTCGTAATCGACACGTCGTCGTTGTGCGACATGATTCCGGCGTGGATGAAGATCAGCAGAATCCAGCTCATCGTTATTTCCTCCCCGTCGCGGCGATGATTGTCACGGTGAACGCAACCAGCGCGAACAGCAGCACGATCAAGGCGATCGCCATGCCAACCCACAGCGGCGCCGTCACCCAAACCCATGACCAAGCGATAACGCCGCCGAGCTTCAGCCCGAGGAACAGCAGGAATAGCGCGAGGGGGAATGTGAATTTCATGTCTGGTTTCTCCGTTTGGTTTTCGGAGGAAATACACCCGATTTCGGGGCCTATTTCCTCCGGCCTTTATTGCGCTAAAAAACGGCCTATTTCGGCCTTGACTTATCGGACCCGCGTGTATCCATCCTCGAATGCCTTGGCCGGCGAGAACGACTTGTAGCCGTCCGCATAGACGACGTAGTAGCCGCCAGCGTGCGGCGAGTGCTTCAGAACGTAGTCGCGGTGAGAAACCTCGATCGGCGCATAGCCGGGCTCCTCGACGTCGAGCAGCCAGCTGCCTCCATCGAAGTTCGATTCGCCATCGGTCTGGCGGATGGCCTTGATCTTCAGCGCCCACACGCGCTTGTGGCATTCGTACTTGGGCATTTCAGTCTGAGCGCTCGACTTATCTCCAGCGTCAGTTATCGGACCCATGCCGAGCGCGACTGCATCGGCGTTGCCGGGGAATGTTGCGTAGCTCATGCTGCTTCCTCTGTGGTTGGGACTGCTTTGAACGCCACGCAACAAACTGCTGGCGAATGAATCGGTGAAACCGCTGCTCTGCCGCGCGGTCCTCGGCAAGCTGCCGGCGGCTCTCGACGTGACACGCGGCCCGGATAAACGCCGCGGCTTCGTCGACGGTCGGCTCTCTCGGGGGCACCATGTACTGAGAGACGAAGGCGCGGAACTGAGGGTCGCGCGGGAGCATGCCGGCGAGCTGGAGGATTGAGGCCATCAGGCGGTCACCGCGCACGGATTCGGATAGGGCTGGGTGGTCGGCGTCGGCTTCGGTTTATGCTCGTCGCAATACTCACGGCCCTCGTGCTGCCAGTGCGCTTTCACGCGTGGCCCAAG